CACCCCATCCGCCGAGTCATCTTCAGCCCGCGTCAACACCGTCCTAGACCGCCCAGAAATCAACTATCAAGGCTCAAGGTCTATCGGTACAGGGACATCCACTTTGGGGGCTTACGCGGTCGCTCAGGACACAAACTGCCTCAACTATCTTCAGCAAGTCAACACCTCCGAACAGGGTTATCTTTTCACCGCAGCCGACGGAAGTCTCACCTTCAAGGGAAGGTCAAGCGTTCTAAACCCCGTATCAGGCGCATCCTTCACGACCAACGGCACAGGCATCCCATATATGACCCTCGTCAACCAGTACGGGTCGGAGCTTTTGTATAACTACATAGTCGGACAGAGCCCCGCGGGAGCCGCGCAAACATCATCAGATGCAAACTCGATTGCGTTGTATCAGGCTCAGAACTACAACCTTCTGAACTTGCTCAACTCAACCACGACAGAAGTTGCAGGACTTACGGCATATCTTCTTGGCAAATACAAAGACCCCATCGTTCGTTTCACTGGCGTCTCCTGCGAACTAGCAGCTCTTACTTCTGCTCAATGGTCAATCATTTTCGCCATTGACTTAACGTCAATCGTCACAGTCCAAAAGAACTACTCAACTGGCACCCCAACATCAGAATCGCAAACCCTGATCACTTCAGGAATTGAACACCGAATTGTCCCAGGGTCTCACATTGTTTCGTACACTTTTGAGAGTACGGACGGCAATCAGTACTTCACCCTTAACGATGCAATCTTTGGAACGCTCTCAACAACCAACCTTTTAAGTTTCTAAAGGAGACAAACATGGCAACACCAACAAACCTTCCAGCATCCTTTGTCAGTGGGGCCATCCTCACGGCAGACCAGATGAACAATCTGAGGGGCGCATTTCGCGTTTTGCAAATAGTGCAAGGTACAACAACAACGCAAGTTTTGAACGCAACCTCAACTCGTGCAGATACAGGCTTGACCGCAACTATTACACCGCAAGCAAACACCAACAAAATACTTGTTTTAGTTAATCAAGTAGGCTGTTTGAAAGATGCTGGTAATTCAACAAACGCAATAGATTTGTTTTTGATGAGGGGTTCAACGGATATACAACGAGTCGCCCAAATTGGATTATATACAAATACCAATATGGAAAATCGTGGAAGTTTTTCAAACGCATTTTTAGATTCGCCCGCAACAACTTCAGCAACAACATACAAAACACAATTTGCCAATTTTGCAAACGCATCACAAGTTGGCGTTCAAGTTGGAAATGTTGGACAATCAACTATCACTTTAATTGAGATAAGTGCTTAAATGCGAAAAAGCCTGATTCTATTGGTCATTTGTGCATCGCTCACCGCTTGCGCAGACCGTACCCGTCACAACTGCGAAACAACAAAAGCAACCGGAACCTTTGAAAGACGATGCCCATGAAACTAGAAAACAGACTTACCAACGAAGAAATAAAAGCACGACTCATCCTTGTCGTCGGCGTAGGACTAACCGTCAGTTTCGTTCTCTCCATCATGGCTCTGCTTTTCGGATTGCTATTTATTGTGCAACCTGTGGAGCAATCACCGAACGATTCCGAGGCTTGGTCAATTCTTTCCCCAATGCTTATGACACTTGCTGGAGGTCTCATTGGTCTTCTTGCTGGCAACGGTCTTAAAGATAAACCTAAAGACCCGCCAGTATGAGCAACCGCGTCTACCCGTATTACCCATCATGGGACGGCAAAGCCACTCAACCCGTAACGGCAAAACTTGTTGAACTATGCGGAAAGCGTTGGGGAACAAAGTCCCTTGGAACTTATGCAAATCGTCCAATGAGAAATAATGCCGGTCTATCCGTTCATGCGACAGGCTACGCGGCCGACATCCAATACAAAGACGAAGCGCAAGCTCGCGAGATGTGGGACTGGTTCCTTGCCAACTCCAAAGCCCTCGGATTATGCGAATTGCATTGGTATGCCTACGGCGAATACGGCGCGGGGTACCGATGCTCTCGAGGAGAAGGCAAGGCAGGCGTCAAGATCTACACCGCCGACGACAACGCAGGCTCATATCAAGGGAACCCAAATTGGCTCCACTTCGAAATGGCAAAGCAATCCGCAGAAGCCTTTGAAGCCGCTTGGCGGGCATTGCCCAAGCCTTAAATCGCCCGAAGAAATCACCCTCTTCAGGCTAGACCTCGGGACTAACTGTGTTTCCCTCATTGGTTCCGAGGTCGAATCCGCCACCCAGACCCTCGTCTGTGTTACAACATTCAGACCAGTCGAGCGAAGGGAAACGCAATGACCGATACACAATTTATTTACAGTTTCATAATGGGTTGGGTCTCATGTTGGCTATTCCTCAAAATGATGGCTAACCGATGATGCTTCCAACGTGGGGCTATATGCCGTTATGGTCTAAAGACAAACTAACCCTCGTCCAAATCTTCACGGATTCGGCAACAGAAGAGATCGTCAAAGTCACAGTCGCCAAAAGGGCGGCTCCCTGGATGATGTTCGCTTCGATTACAGAAGTTGAAAAGGTTGATTAAGAGAATCATGGCAATCGCCCTCATCACCGCAATATCCATTCCTGCTCCGGCATTCGCAGCTGCACAGCGCGACACCTTCAGCAAATACAACGGCGTCCTGCCAGACGCTTACTACGACGGTCTAGCCAGTTGTGAAACTGGCGGAAACTGGCAACACTCGACGCGCTCATACACGGGCGGTCTTGGCATTTACCGAGGCACTTGGCAACGCTGGTCAGACTCCTCGAGCGCTAAAGGCAAGACCCCTGCGCAACAAGTCAAGGTCGCAGACGCAATCGCATTCAAAAGCCACATCAACCCTGACGGCACGAAAGTCTGGCGCGTCGGGCCTTGGGGGTGGGGATGCCTTAAAGGGCAGAAATCGTTACAGGCATACATATGCAAGTCACGACACAAGGATGTTGCAAGATGGAAGCGCGGATGCGCTACTGTCCGTAAACACAACTAAACACAGATGAGGGAAACATCATGGAATTAACAACCGACGAAATCATTGCGCGTCTAATGAATCTGTCAATCAAACTTGACGCGCAAATGCGCTTTGAAGAAGCAGGCACTTGTACGCAAGCAATCGCTTTGATCATGACAATGCGCAACTCAGCAGAACGCCTGCGCCATCCAAGCATGAGCAACAACAACGACGAACTCAAAGCAGTCATCGAGTGGATTGTTGACCCGAAATGAGCATCGAAGATTACGAACCAGTTGCCAGTCGCTTGGCGCGCTTTTGGGAGAAACATCCTGAAGGACGAGTCATCACAAAACTCCTGACATTTGAAGGCGACCGCGTCATTGTCCAGGCCGACATCTATGTTGACCGTGAAGATGACCGTCCAGTTGCGACAGACTTTGCAGAAGAGATACGCGGCTCAAATAACGTCAATAAGACGAGCCATATTGAGAACGCAGCCACATCCGCAATCGGACGCGCTCTCGCTGACTGCGATTTTGCCTCCTCGATCGATTGGACAAAGCGCCCTTCAAGAGAAGAAATGCAGAAGGTCGAGCGCATGACCTCACGACCTACCGAAGGCGGGACAATCACCGAGTCGTCAAATCTTGCGTCAGAGAAACAGCTGAACATGATCCGCGCCGTTTGTAAGTCAATGGGCAAAATTCCACCGGCAAACCTTCAGGGCATGAGCAAGCGCGAAGCGTCTGCATACATTGACACCCTCAAGAACGGCGAAGCAGCAGTTGCGCAATACGAAGCACCAGAGGAAGCGTTCTAATGGTTGACTTCTTGACGCTCATCATCATGTGCATAAGTCTCTTCATGTGCGGATTCCTCTTAGGAAAAGAACAATGACTCTGACAGTTGGTTCGCTCTTCTCGGGCATTGGCGGTCTAGACCTCGGACTAGAACGCGCAGGAATGAACGTCATATGGCAATCAGAAATCGACCCTTACGCCTGCAAAGTACTTGCAAAGCATTGGAAGGACATTCCGAATCATGGCAACATCAAAGAAATCAAATGGGGAGACGTTGTTCGACCTGACGTCATTTGTGGCGGATACCCATGTCAACCCTTTTCAACAGCAGGCAAGCGCAACGGAACAGACGACCCACGACACCTATGGCCTTGGGTCAGGGAAGCCATTAGCCAACTACGACCAAAATACGCAATCCTGGAGAATGTACGAGGCCACGTTACTCTCGGACTCTCCGCCGTTCTTGGAGACTTGGCCTCCATCGGGTATGACGCGGAATGGCAAATTGTTTCCGCTGCCTCAGTTGGCGCACCACATCGAAGAGACAGAATCATTATCCTGGCCTACCCCGAGAGTGACAGGGAGCGGAGAGGACATTTCAATTGTCCAGGAGAGATTCAAGAACGGCCTCAAGTACAAGTCGAGGCTGGAAGAAGCAGTTGCATTATGGCCGACAATGACAGCAAACGGGATGGGATCAACGGGTCACAGAGAGCTGCTAAACAAACGCATATCTTCTGGGGACATAACGCCCGACGAGAAGCGGCAAATGTCAGCCGGCAATGGTGGACGACTGAACCCGACGTGGGTCGAGTGGCTCATGGGATTCCCTCTCGAGTGGACAGACTCAAAGGACTTGGAAACGCCGTAGTCCCCCAAGTAGCAGAACTCGTCGGAAGAATGGTTATTGACTATGACAATCAGTGAAAAGATATTCCAAGACCAAGTCATTAAGTTGGCCAGAATGCAGCAGTGGCTTGTCTTCCATGCGTCACCCTCATCACCTCGCCCTGGGGTCTGGCGGTCAGACGGCAACGGATTCCCCGACCTAGTACTTGTCTCAACATCTGTGCCATCTCGAGGAGTCATCTTCTGCGAACTAAAAGCAGCCGAAGGCAAACTCTCAGCAGAGCAAGAAAAGTACGCACGATGCCTCGTCAACGCAGGAATTGAATACCATCTCTGGCGACCTCGAGACCTTGACGCAATAGCAGCTCGACTTGGCAGGCAGGCAAAGATTCAATGAGACAACCAGTCCGTGTCATCCTGTCCGATGCTGATATGCAGATAGCAGCGCACGGCGGAGTCAACCGTCGCCTCCTAGCAATCAAGCGAGCCGACCGACCCAACCAACCAGGGCGCAAATACCACGAACAAAACTGGTTCCAGACAGACGTGTTCGGAGCCATAGGTGAATACGCCGTCGCGAAACTGCTCGGCGCGGAATGGCATTGGGAACAAGAAGCAAACGGATTCGACGTACTTAACTATCAAGTCCGGTCAACTGAGAACCCAGACACCACCATCAAGGTACGCACCAGGGACAATCCTGATCACAACTTCATCTTCTGCAAAGTACGAGAGAACCGCGTCCTCATCGAGGGCTGGATTACAGGCCGAGAAGTCATTGACAACAACGACGAGATATTCCCCGACTGCTTCACCATCAAGGACTACCGCCTGTACCCATTGACAGACCTTCCAGAGTTCCCTCAGACGCTCCCTGCGGGCTGTGAAATGTATAAAGCACCAGTTAAGAGACTTGGGACTATCGGATGATTGTCGTCGCCTGGTACATCCTCCTGATAAGTATCGGCGTAGCAATCCTCCAGGGGATACGAAAGGACTAACGGTGGTTTGCTGAATGTGAAAAACGTCAGCAACGAGAATTGGGAAGAATCCAGAAACAGGTACAGCCCCAAGCCATCAAGGACTAACATGCCAACACAATTGAGTCAAGCAAGCCGACATCATCAGTTGCAGATGGTTCGTAGAACACGAGGGAACTCGGGTAGAGCAGTCTGCCTTCGGGCAACTGTGCAGCGTCCAAACGTCATAAATGAGAATGGTGACCGTCCACATGTCAAACATCCGGCAGCCAGAGATACTTACTCGAAATGCGGGGGGCGAGCAAACCACCGAACCGAACACAACGAAAGAGAGCAAGACCCCTTGGGGGGTCGCGCTAGCAGGGGGCAACCATGAGCAAGAGAAGAAGTAGTCCAGAGTTCCTCAAGAGAAGAGCAGAGCTACTACAAGACAATCCCCTGTGCCACTGGTGCAACAAGGCACCCGCCACCGAAGCCGACCACCTCATTCCCTAC